TCAACAGCTTTAATACTACCAGTATAACCTTTAGAAAAATGCCAAGCATCAGAGCCACTTGGAGAGCGTAAAAACTCTACCGTCACTCCTACGTTATCAAAAGAACTCATAAACTTGTAGCGTTGTTTGTGGTGTAAGTGGTGTAAATACCAATAACGATATTTAGTATCTGCCCACATCTTAGGTTCTTCTTGTGCCATTAACAAGGGTAAACTGGGCAATTTAGCACCGTCTCCGTGAGTCAATCCTATTAGACTATTCTTATACTTATAGTACTTTCTGTGTATTGGGTCGGCATCTACGCTTACAGCTTCTGTATTACGATACCAAGCTTTTAAAGCGTGTGCTAAATGAAAGCCACTCATATAGTCGTGATTGCTCATAGAATGAACACAATCAACTGGAGCTAACTGCATTAGCATCTCTACTACCTCAACGTAAAGCTCTAACGCCTCTGTAAAGTGTTTATACCATTTACCGTCTTTATCTTGTGGAGTGCCTTTTGTAGTGTTTCCTTGTACGTTGTCTGTGTGTAGTATATCATTACCTATACAAAACAATATACGTTCTATAGGATAGCCCTCAGCATTCCTTAAAATACCTTTAACTCCATCTCTAACTCTGTTCTTAGCTATTTCTATGTTATACTCGTCTCCAGTTTCTGTAGCATCGGCATACTTGCCAATATGTACGTCTGCTGGGTTTATTATAAGTAAGTGACCATCTTGTCTAGTAGGATAATCAATGGAGGGATATTTAGGAGAGTATTGTGAGATAAGCTCCTCAATAGATTGTAAAAAGTCATCTTTAGTAAATTCATTAGGTTTAGCAAATATTGAGAACTTTTGGCTTTTATACCAATAATGAGAAACAGAGCCGACATCTATACCAGCCTCGTTACATTCGTCAGCTAATAGAGATTGTCTCTCTTTGTCTTTTCTATATTCGTCTATAAGTTCCCATTCATCTGTCTTTAGTCTATACCTCTTTTCCTTTGTCATTTATTTTTTATTTTTTCCAATCCTCTAGAACCAAAATAAGCACCTATACAAGTGATAAGAACTATCTGTAGTAGGTCTACCCATTGCTCATCTACGTTAAATGTAATAACTCCAGCATCTATAAATATAAGCAAAGTAGTAGAAACTACAAGCCAAGCTAAGACTAATGGTCTTATATTACGAGGTAGCCAGGAGGATTGTAAGTTATCAGATTCCCATCTTTTAGTAACTTCTTGCTCTATTAGAGCTTCTTGCTCTTGGATAATCTTTTGCAGCTCGTTCTTTAACTGCATTTTTTCCTCTTGAGATGTTATTACCTCATCGACAATCTTATCAGCTTTGCCTAATAAATTGCCTAGTATATTTGTTAATATAGCCATATAGCGTCATTTTTATCTTGGTCAGTATCGCAATGTATAAAAGAGTCAGCAATGCCGATACGAGTAAATCCAGCCATTATTAGACCATTTACTATCTTTTGTCTAGTTCCACTATCTTTGCAGTATATATCAGCAGCGCAGCCTTTTAAATGGCTTGAGTTAGCACTAGCCTTATAGCCTTGCTTTCTTAGTCTTTCATTGTGTTGTGGTGTTCTAAATCCAGATGTTATCTTAAAAGGTATTTTAGCTATATCTCTAGCCTTGTCTAGCTTTTTAAGAAAGTCTCTTTTCATATTTTTGCCACTTCCTTTAACGTCTGAGTCAAACTCACTTAACTTAAAGTGTTTAAGAGCCATTTCTTCTTCTACTTTATTTAGACTTTTTCTCCACGTTTTTAGATTCATTGTTTTTTCTTCGTTTACGGTTATAAATAATCTTGTCAGTTGTATATATAATAGACAATAATAATACAGCTATCTTTAGCACTACCTCAACATCAGCTAAAGTAGCAAAAGTAAATGTAGTGGTATTAAGTAATAATACGTCTGATGTTTCTTTAAATAGATTTTTCATTATTGTCGTGGGTCTGTGCTAATCAATAGCGTTAATGTTGCGTAAAATTTATCGCTACTAGATGTGCTATTAATCTTTCTAAAAGATGGAATTAGACAATCGTTAGCGTTTAATGTTTCTGTTATTGTTGCATCTCTGTTGAATACATAGTTTACATCGTTTTGTGAAGTAAAAGCAAAATCATCAACTAAAACAATATCTGTTGATGTAGTCCCATTCTCTGTAATTGGTTTTTTCCATAGCTCAAATATTCCATCGTGTCTAGTTGCTGAATCAGTCTGAACATCCCAAGTTATTCTTTCTATTTTACATCCATTGTGTGGACTTCTAAAAATATTAAAAACAGTAGCCTCGTTAGATATTGTATCTCCATCAGCCCAAACTGCACCAGAATTGATTGTAATTTCTGTTGGGTTTTGTGGATTAATTAGATTTGTATTACCGTGAGTATTACCTAACTCAAAAAGTTTATGAGTTACTATAGTGTAGTCTCTGAATAGTGAATTGTATTTATTTTCTCTATTTAGTATAACAACACTGCCTCCTGGAATTAACTGACTAACAGTAGTAGAAGCAAATGTTATACGTGTTGAATCATAACTTATATCAGCATCTAAAGTTAGCTCAATATTAGAGCCAGTATCAGCACATATAACATATACCACATCTCCACTCTTTAGAAGTGTATTAGTGCTAGTAGTAGGTATTATATTTATAAAAGTCAATGTCAAGCTAGTAGTATCTTGACTAACTACTGCAACACTTTCTCCTCTCAAATAGTTTCTTAAATTTCCCATATTACCAAGGTTCAAATTCGTTAGCATCTGGAATATTTGATATAATACCAGTAACTAAACTTAATGTATTACCACTTAAATCAATTCCATACCATTCTCCAGACCAAGTATCTTCATTAGCATTATAACTAACTTGATAAGGTATAAAAGCTGTTCCATCTATTTCTATTCCTTCGAAATAATTTAACTCTCCACTAATTAGCTTCAAACTTCCGTCAAATACTCTTGAACCACTAGCTTGACCTTTCATAACCTCCTCAACTAGAAGCTGAGTAATTTCTTTACCAGTACCAGTATTGTATGCTTTCCAAGTTTGATTAGTACCATCTTCCCAAGATGTAGTAGTGTAATTATAAGTCTCAATTCTACCTACAGCTCCACTTGTTGGACCAGTTCCTATAAACAATTCTGGTATTTCAAACTTTACACCGTTAGTTATTGTAGAACCTCCTACTTGATTGAAGGCTCTAAAGAACTTTTTTATTGATACATTATCATCTACTGTGTAAATTATACCAAGCTCTTGAGAAGTTTCTGGAGGAGAATATATCAATATATCAAAAGGGTCTATTGTTGTTGTTGATTCAGTTATTTCTGTTGTTGAATTATTATCATCAAATACATTAGCAAAATTGTTATAAGATGGTCTAGCAAATACCTCTAAAAATAATTCTCCATCTACTGGAATTTCAGTAGTCTGACAATATAAGTTTACTGTATTTTGATTTTGATTTGGCTGTTGTAGGTTAGCATATCCAAAAGCTCTAGATAATGTAAAAATATCAGATGTTATCCAATCTTGGTCAACAAAGTTAGAAAGTAAAAAGTAATAAGTTTGTGAACTACCAACCAATTTGAATCTAGCAAAAATTCTAGTATGTATAAATTCATTAGTACCACTAACATCTGTAAAGTTCATTCCACTAACTAAAGGATATATCTGAAAATTTCTATTAAATAAAATACCACTTCCAGTAACACTTGTTATATTACCAAGAGATATTACTAATTTGTCATCATCTGCATTATTGATAGAATATGGCTCAGTTGCGCCAGAAGCATTAGAAACTAATACATTGCTTATTTTATATCCATTCCATATAGGAATCTCATTTGAAGTAGCTTGAAATTGTGAGCTTGTAGCACTATCAACATTATTTTGATAATAAAAGAAAGGCATATCAAATGGACTTAGATGATTGTATTGAGTTTCAACACTTCTAAATATAGGTAAGAAATCAAACGAGCCTCCATATCTTTTTATATTAGTTCCCTCTGATGTTGTATAACTTGTACTTCCATAAGCAGCTATGGTAGTGCCACTATTTTTGTAATACTTTCTAAAGTAATGTGTGTTTGGTGCTTTCCAATTATCATAGTTATTCACTTGTATTAAGTGCCATTTGCCATCAGATAAAAAGCATCTCATTCCCCAAGCCTTACAAACATTATCTAATAACTCAAAAGAGCTTTTAAATTTTTTTGTGCCAGTCTCTTCGTCTACATCAACATAAGCCATAAAGTTAAACCTACTAGAAACTAATGGGTCTCTATTAGCTTGGCTAGTCATAGTGTCTGTAGTCCAATCTACAGATGTTATGATATAATCATCAGATACACCCCAATAATAGTCTTGTAAGCCTATTTGATTATTAAATATATTTTGAAAGTAGGTTAAAGTTTGGAAACTAGAAGGAGTACTATATCCAGTATCTACATTAAAATCTATGTCTCTCAAAGGAGCTAAACCACATACAGCAGTTAATTTAATTCTAGTTGGTCTAGAAATATCTTGCTCTGGAGATATATCGTTTAGTAATAAACCAGCCCAATAAAGCTCATATGTTACATCATCAGTACTTTTGAATATAGACATATCAAAGCCACCATAAACAGAGCCTCTAATATCATTAACTATAGCTTGTTCTCCATCTTCTGTTACTAATATATCAAATGTTACCTCACTTGGAATTAAACCAGTAAAACGATTGTCATTGTCAGTCTGATAGGTTAAAGTAAAACCATCAGCACCTAGCTTAGGAGTATAGGTAGTTGATGTAATAGCGTTATTGTTATAAACGTCTATTCTATAGTAAGTGCCATTGTCACTCTGTAAACTTAATTCTAGTTTCTTTTGTCTGCTCATTAGTAACCTCTTGTTCTATTTCTATTTGCTTGTGCTCTATCTGAACTTAGTAATATATCAGCTCCACTTATTACACCAAAGACTTCTGTTGTGCCTCCAGTATTTATCATTGACCTAGCTCCTACACCACCTAAAAAGTCTGGAGTTTCTCCTACAACAGACCTTCCAAAAACATCTCCTATACCACCAAATCCTCCTATATCTTTCAATCCCATTAAAGCACCCATACCAGTACCTCCTAGTAAAGCATTGAATATAGCTGTTACTAACAGTAGACTAAGCATTTCATTTACTGCTCTTTTGATTCCATCTATAAGGCTAACAAAAAAACCATCTGTACTCTGTAAAGCAGTTACAAAAGCTCCTTGAATACTAGAGCCAAATTGTCCAAAGATTGAGTTCATTTCTTGTACTGCTAAATCAATACCAGAAACACTTTCCTCAAATTGTATTATGATAGGTTCTAATGTTGCAAAATCATTTTTTACTTCTTTTAATGCTACTGATGTTATCTTAATTGCTTCAGCAAACTTTAATTGACTTGCTGCTAATTTATCAATAGCCATTTGTCTTTTACGTTCTGCTTCCTCTGGAGATACTTGTCCTTCAGGTACAATATTTATTCCTAGTCTACCAGCAGCTCTACGCCTTAATTCTTCAATAGTTAAAACCTCTCCCTCTTGTACTGAAAAGTCTAAAGCTAAATCTTCTTTCTTTTCTAATAAGCCTAAGTTTACTAGTAAATCATTAGTAATATCAACTAAGTCGTCAAAACCTTTTTTTACTTTACCCCAATTTGTTACAAGATAAGAAGCAGCAACAATCAATCCACTTATTATTCTACCTTGTGGAGATAAATTCATTAATACACTTGCTACTAATCTCATAGCTGGTAAGAACTTACCTAAAAAGAACTTTCTAAGTCTAGCAAATGTTGTAATCATTTTACCAACAATAAACAATATAGGACCAATGATAGCAGCTAATCCAGCAAAAGCTACTACACTTTCTTTGGTTTCTTTAGACGTACCTTGTAAAGTATCAGCAAACACTTGTAATATATTTTTTAACGGCTCAATACCTTCAAGAATAATTTTCCCTAGTTGCTCATTAACATCTCCTAATTGATTGCTTAATTGCTTTAATGGTCCAAGTCCTTCTGTAGCTATTGCTTTAGCTTGACCCCCAAATTTTCTAGTTAATGTCTCTGTAAGTTTGATAGCTTTTTCTTGTGCTGTCATTGCTGGATTTAATCCAGTATCAAAATATCTTTTAAGAGCATCAGTAGTAGTTCCTACTGTTTTACCTACTAATGAAGCTGCTGTTTTTAAATCTACTCCCATACCAGTTGCAAAATCTTGCAAAGCTGGAGTAATCATTAATATCTGTTGTTCTGTTAATCCTAACTGAGCCAAAAAAGATTGTGCTTCTATAGTAGCTTCATCGCCAAACAAAGTAACTTTTTGTAATTCTCTAGCTTGTTCAGTTAAATTTTCAAAAGCCTCTGTATTACCTTTTAAAGCTGTTCTGAGTTTAGTTTCAGCTTTTATTTGTTCATCAAATGCTTTAACTGCTAAACCACCAAAAGCTACAATAGGTAAAGTTAAATTCCTACTCAAAGTTTGTCCAGTCCTTTGCATAGACTTTCCAAATTTCTTCATTCTATTCGTAGACTTTCTTAAAGCACTTTGGAACTGCTTATCGTTTAAGGATAATTTGACGCTTAATGTTTTCTCAGCCATTGTCTTTATTTAACAATTCGTATTTCTTTTTAATATATTCTGCTCTCTTTCTTTGTTTGTCGATGTCGGTCTTAACTTGTTTCTTTTCCCATTCAAACTTAACAAGTTTTTGTGGTGTTAGGTTTTGTCCTTTCTTAGTATGTGGATGTAAATTAACACAAGCCAACCATCTTACTCGTTCCCATTCCCATCTCTGTTCAAGTTCTATTCTATCATTTATGCCTTTTTGCATACATTGAAACTCGTGAAAGGTTAGACTCCAAAAGTCTTGAGGAAGTAATCCGAAGCCATAACCAATAGCTTCTAAACTATCCCAAGTTACTTCTTTTTCTTCGCCCCTTTCGGAGCTTTCACGTTTCCCTCTGTCTCAAATTTAGCAGAGAATTGGTTAGAGAATATCTCTAGCACTTTATTTAGTGCCTCAAAATCTTCGTCTAACATATCTGCGACATCATCAACACTTAAAGAACATTCTTGACCACTCACTCGTGAGCCATCTTTTATTCCGTTTAGGATTAGATAACAAGCATCGTCTAAGCTCATACCCTCTCCTAGCTTATCTAAGTCAGCTAAACTTCTTCCAGTATCTTTACAGAATAGCCTAAGGGAATTCATCCCATACCTTACACTATAATCTTTTCCGTTTATTACTACAATTTCATACATATCTTTATTGGTTTTAAATTATGTCAGTTGGAGCAGAGCCGAAGCCCATACCCCAACCAACAAAGAAATTATTATGCTACATCATTTTGAGTCAATGCACCACTAGATTCTATCGAGACACTATATGTGGGGGCATCTTCTGTTCCTCCAGAAATTTCTATTGAAGTAATGAATCCACTACCAGTATAGAAATAATCTCCACTAGCAGTCGTTGCTAAAGTGAATGTAAATGTTACAGCATTTCTACCATCCCACATATCGAATAGCTCATCTACTTCTGTATCAGTACCACTAGAGTTAAAGTCCATAAGACCATCAGCACTAAGGCTGAAAGACTTTTGACCACCTAATAAATCTCTATAACCAGCAGAGTCTTTTGTGCTAATATCGATAGTATCAGCGTTCATTGATATTGAAACATTCTGTGAATGCATCAACTTTTGTTCAGTTCCACCTACACTAGGAAGAACTTTTAGGATTAAATCCGTTCCGTTAAAAATTGCCATTTTCTTTTAATTTTAAATTTATAATTAGCTAATATCTAAATCCTCAGAAGTTTCCTTCTTCTTAGACTTTTTCTTTGTTGTATCTATTGCATCATTGAACTTTAAAAAGTTTCTTACAACACGACCAACCTCGTAAGATTCGCCTTCTTTGTATTCTACTCCTCTACATTCAATGTCTTTTTTTATCTTAACTTTATACATATCTATCTATTTATGTTAAATCTGTAATCTTGTGCAATACCATATAAACCAATAGAACCAGCACTATCATCGTATAGCTCGTTCTGGTCTTGATAAAATATCTTGTCTACTACTACACCACTATAAGTACCACTAACATAATCTAAAGCTGTACGAATATGACCAGCTAAAGTTACTAAGTCAGCGTAGTTGTTATGGTAAAAGCTTATCTGTACTCTGACGTAGTCATACTCACTTACTCCGTTCTTAGTGTTGTTAGGCTCATCTCCAAACATCTGATATGTGATGTATGGTAACTTAACGTCTGTTGGAAAGTTGTAACGACTAGGAAAGATTCTCAAGTTGCCACTTGTAGTAACTAAAGGAGCAACATTAGAGTCGTTGCTAAGTATGTTATATATTACTTTACCTATCTCCATTACTTCATTCTTTTTTCAATAAGTTTTTTTATTTCTCCTATTACGCTATTTATAGCTGTGTTACCTTTACTAGCAGCAGTCTTATCTAACATTCTTAGTCCTGGTATTCCTCTAAATCCATACTCTAAGAAATAGAAATAAAATCCACTTTTATCCATTGCTGCAAATGATTTTTTAACTCTTGGTCCTACATATACCGTTGGTGGCTTACCTTTTACATTCTTTCCGTTTATTATACCTAAAGACTTTTTTAGTTGTTTAGATTCAACTGGAACAATAGATTTAAGCTCTTGCAGTATTGGCTTAGATGCTTTGCGCATACCTTGTCTTAGTAGTGTTTTGTTTTTACTATCAGACATATTAAGACTCTCTAAGTCCTTAATTAAAGACTTCAGCTCTTTCTCATCAATGGTAGCTGTAACAAAACCAGCGTGACCACCTTGATTACCTCTTAATATTTTACTTGTTCCTATTGCCATTATTGCTCTGGAAATGGGTTAATACCGTTATCTATTAATATGTTTATCCAATCTATTTCCTTAGTATATAAGTCTACATTGTCCCACTTAGTTTCTAAGCATTGATAGGTTTCTAGCACTCCATACGATACTATCGCATCACTATCGTTCCAAACGATGTAGTAACTCTTTACCTCTGGGTAACATATTTCTGTTAATCTTAAACTCATCAGCCAGTTAAATTATTTAGTTCGCTATCACTTAAAGCCTCATTAAATACTGCTACTGCTTTGACTTTACCTTGAAAATTACTAATTCCTGAACCATTTGCAAACTCTAGTTTATTAAATGATTTAGAATTACCTACGTAATCAAAAGTAAATGTATCAAAATCAGTATTTGTTATTCTTGAACCATTTACAAAGATTTTATTTTCGCCACTTTTATATAAAATTGCTATTTTATTGAAATTTACACTTTCACTAGGAGTTAAAATATTTACGAATTTGTTGGAAGCATCATCACTTCTTCTAATATTTACTTGGGTTAAGCTAGTGCTTTGGGTTGTTATCATAACTTTATTAGTAGAGCTAAATGCTAAAGATAAAGACTTAAAAGCAACGTTATTATCTTCTGATAGAGTTGCTATCTCTGCATATAACACACCCTCTGTTGAGTTTATTAAGTCAGCACTACCAGCACCAGTTGCAGTCTCTGTAGCTCTTGTCTCTGTGCTACCCATTAGTGTTGGTATGTACGATGTAGCGTAGGATAAGGCTTCTAGTTGTAATCCCCAAGCAAAAAAACTACCACTTGAAATAGCATAAAGTCTAACTCCTAAAATACTTCCAGTACCATTAGTAGTATAAGTGCTTATAACTCTATACCATCCATTACCAAAATCTGTAATACTAGCAGTTAAAGAAGAACCCTCACTTGTTATTGTTCCATTGCTTAAATCTACAACCAAGTTGTCATTAGCTCCATCTCCTAAGTTACCAGTATAATATAAACCTACATCTGTTATAGTATCTGCTTTCAAAAACACACTTGCCGTAACTGTTGTATTTTGAGAAGTGAAAGCTGTTATTCTGCCAATATATGAATTATTAACACTACCAGTAATTTTAGAAGCATTAATAGTATTATCTGGAGATGTAGTTGAATTATTGATTACTGTTATATTATTAACATCATTATAATAACTATTTTCAAAATCCTCACTATAAGTAACAAGATTAGTAGAAGTAGGCTCTAACAATATATGACCATTATCTCCATTACTATCATAGCTTATTCTTGGTATGTTGTTGGTGTCTATTATTTCTTTGACTGATATGTTGGTTATTGAGCCAGTGAAAGGATTTGAGTTTCTGCCATCAATCTCTAAATCAAAAGCTGACGAATTATCGTAAATAGTATAACTGCCAGATGTACTTACCCATTCTTTAGTAGAGCCTTCCATATATACTGCAACCTCGCCAGAAGTAACAACTGCATCAAATGTAATTTTTAAAAATCTAGAAACAGATGTTGTAAATATTCTTTGTTCATTTTCAGTTATTGAAGAATTTCCAACTAAAGCATTGTCTCCTATACTCCAATCAGTTCCTAAAGTCCAATAGTCATTAGGGTCAACCTCTTTAACTGATACGTTTTGTATATTTATAGAACCAATACCACTATAAGATTTCACTCTTGCGTAAGCATCTCCACTACATACTCCGTAAAAAGTAAATTCATCTGTTCCATTAAATTGAGATGACTCTGTGTTACTACCAAGAAATACAGAAAAATTACCACTTGTGTAAGTAGATAATTGTATTGTTATTTTATACGTTTTACCAATCTCTAAAATTTCATTAAGTATCGTACTTCCACTTCCATCATTAGATGCAACTCCATCTACTATACTCCAACCTCCAAAAGCACTCCAAGTTAAATCGTTTAATTCACTACCTAACTCACTAAAGTCTCCGTTTTGTACTAACTCACTTCCAAGAGTTCTACCTACCATCTCGACTAAGCCACTAGAATTAACTCGACTAGCAACACTAGCTCTAGCAAAGTCAAAGTCCTCATAAGGCTCTACTACTGGTGCTACGTTGTAAAGCGTACCAGCCTTATAACCAGTAGGAGTTAAGATTATACTTGCTTTATTTAATAGTCCGTCTGCCATTAGTCAATGTCATTTAATGTTTGTAAGAATGCTTGGCTATCTGTAGTGTTCTCTATAGTACCTCCAGCAGCTTCTACTCTTGTTGTAAGTATGCTTATATATTGAGCTGGTGTTGGGTCAAATATACCACCATCAACAATAGTCCAACCATCGTCCTCTATTAAGCTAAATCGTGCAGCATAAGCTGACTCTGTAAATTGTGAGCCACCGAAGTTTATACTTATATCGTTATCGTGTCCTCCAGCTTGCCAAGCTATTAGCGTTGCATCGTAATTAGTAGTAGATAAACCACTAGCGTTCTGCATAAAGTTAGTAAAGTTAGTCACACTTTCTATATTCCACGCTGCTAGAGATTGGTCGAATAGGTCGCAGTTGTAGAACATAAAGCTCATATTTATTACAGTAGAAGTGTCCCAACTATATATATCTCCGTTGAATTGTGAGCAATTATAAAAAGCATAGTGCATATATATAACATTGGAAGTATCCCAAGAGTTTAAATCTTGGTCAAAACTTGTAGCATCGAAAAATATTCCATTCATATTAGTTGCAATACCTACATTCCAATTATTCAAAGGCTTGTTAAATGACGAACACTCATAAAAACAAGTACCAAAATTATTTACAGATGATACATCCCAGTTGCCAATAGCTCCATTAAAGTTAGTGCAATCTCTAAACATTCTATAAAAAGATGTACCAGAAACAGTAGGAGCATCTGTAGCACTAGCATCTAAATTAGTGCATCCATAAAAAGCAGCATCAGTCGATAAGTCTAAAACTCCCCATTGTTTTACGTCAAGCATTTTAAGCCTATCTCCAGCGTTATTAAATTGCCATCCTTGTAATGTTCCCTCTATGCTTATTTCGTATTGACCAGCACTTGAATAAGTGTGTGTAACCTCTTGTTGATTGTAACTTGTTATTGTATCGCTTGAGCCATCTCCCCAGTTTACTGTAGCGTTATAACTACCACCACTAACCAATGGCATCATAAACTGAGTATTCAAGCTAGAGCCACTAGATGTATTCTCTGTGTCAATAGTAAAGACAAATTGATTAGGAGCTGTTTGTGATAAATCTACTACGTCATTCTTCTCTAATAAAAGCACCATAGCATCTTTACGACCTACTTCCTTTATGCTCTTGATAGAATAATTAGTAGAGCCATTAGATATAAAATACTGAGGAGAAACTCCTATGTTTGTTCTGTATCTTATTAAGCACTCTATACGCTCGTCATTGATTAAGGCATCAGCATCAAAGTTAGTATTACCACCTTTGAAGTCAAAGTTTGCATAGATGGTAACGTAACTATTATCAGATACTACTCTCTCGCCATAAGCGTTAGTAGAGTAAGTCTGTGTATATAGTTTTAACTTTCTATCTAGTTTGCCTATTATCATAGTTCAAGCAATCGGTAAGGAGTTAATAAGTGGTCTACCATAAGTGGTAATTCATTTACTTGAGTTCCCATAACAACATCTTGTCGGTTCTCATAATATCGACCAACGATGATATAAATAGCTTGTACTATTGGAGCTGGAACGTCACTAGCTGTAGCACCTACTATAAACTCAACCTCTACAGCGTTTGGTCTTTCGTAAGTGTTTGGAAAGTCTCCATCCTCCGATTCATATATCCTTCCTGGTCTTACCTTAGTATCTACATCGTAATTAGAAGCAGCTAAAGTTTGTAATGTATTGTCGGCATCGTAATACTTAATGTGAGTAACACTAGCAACATCTCCCACTTGTAAGTCAATGTAAGGAGGAAACTCATCGTAAAAAAGATTGTACGTCTGAGTCATCAATCTACGTCTAGTGAACTCTTCTACAACTTGCGTAGCAACATTAATCAAAGACGTAATATAAGTATTGTCATCGTCATAGTCTGAGTCTATTCTTAAAAATGCCTTAGCCTCTGATAATGATATAACAGTAGACGTTGGAGCAGTCTTTAGAACTAACTTACCATAAGGCACATAGTCAGAGCCTCTTAATGTGTTGAAGTTGTAGTTATAGTATTCCATTTTAAAAAATTAATGGAGAGAGTGTTTCCACTCCCTCCGTTAAAATAAACAAATTATGCTTCAATCAATTTAACAAAAGCAGTATCATTTTGTACACAGTCTCCGTCTACTAAAGAAGTCAAGATGTATCTTGGCTCACCAGTTCCAGCATTCGTAAAGATATCATAGATGACATCAAGTCCGCCAAATTGAGCTATGTGACATTTTGAGAAGTCTCCGAATAGAGCGTGGTCTTTAGTAGCACCACCACCATTACCTACGTTAGGAGAAACAAAAGAGAAGTAGCCGTTAAGCTCTTTTCTAGCGTTGTCCCAGATAGGAGAAACATTAGAAACTTGTGCTAAAGATTTTACAGTAGCGTAAGCAGATGGGTCTAATAAGTAAGCCATTCTAGCTCCGTTAATTTGTACACCATTAGCAATTAAGTCAGTTTCCATTTCAATCCAATCAGCAGCAGTAACCGTAGTTGGTCCAGTAGCAGCGTCAGCGAAGATAGAAGTAGGAGCGTTAGATACATCACCAGTACCTAATAAAGCAGCCTCTAAAGTAGAAGCTACAGACGCAGCCATATTTCTTCTCAAGGCAGCCTCGACGGATTGATTTTGAGCTATAGCCTCAGCAGAAACATTTACAATAGAGATAAGTTTCTTAGGAGATAATGTTACGCTAGAAGCAGTACCATTAGCAGCAGGAGCAGAACCACCAGTCTCAGCAACAAAGCCAGAGTTGATAGCACTAAATACTGGGAACTTCATATTGTCGACTCCAGCGTAAAAGTTACTTCCCGCAGAAGCTAAAACTAGATTTGCTTCAAGTTGGTCAGTCCAAGCCATAACCTCAGTTGCATTACCAGCAGCAGTAGCTACAGCAGCACGAGTTAGGATTGTAGATGGTATAGCAATACCTTTAAATGATTGACCAGTATAACGAGCCTCGTTTCTTGCCTCTTGGTCCATCTCTTTTACAAGACCTTCTAAACGACCAGTAGCAGCTTGATTCATAGCATCTTGGAAAGAATAATCTCTCACTTCGCTAGGAGTGTTTTCTGTTACTTCTTTAACAGCTTTAGTTGCTTGAAGTTTTTCGAAAGATTCAGCACGAACTGCCATCTTGTTTAACTCCTCAACTTTTTCATTCAAAGAGTCAAAGTTGCTTTGCTCATCGTTAGATAAGTCACGACCTTCAGCAGATGCTACAAGTCCTTCCATCTTTTCGATAACCTCAGCTCTTTCCTCTTTGTAAGATTTTGAGTTTTTCATTTTATAGAAAATTAATATTAATATTTATTTTTTAAGATTCTTAAACGCATTTCATTGAGGGAGCGCTGTTTCAAATCTTCTTCTTCTTTTATACCCTCTAATTTTTCAGCCTCTAAACTTTCTTCTAGTTTTTTAGCCTCTTCTTTTTCTTGCCATTGTTCCATAGAACGCAAAGCTACAGAGCTACTAGCAGCATCATAAGCTGGATAAGTTACACTCGATACATCGTAAAGCCTAGATACTTTGTTAATCGTTCTGTAGTTAGTTCCGTCTTTTACCTCCCAAGAGTCATCCTCTACAATGAATGCAAAGCTAGACTGGTTAATAGTACCGTCTTTAAGCAATTCGATTAAGTCTCTTGACGTTGATACATTAGGATTTAACTTTGCCTCATACCTTAATCCTCTCTCATCAACAGATAGTCTTAGAGTTCCGTTAGTAGTTCTAGCTAGTGGTAAGCCATCGTGATTAATTAGGAATCTTACATCGTCCTCTAAACGTCCTTCAAAAGCACCAGGAGCTATAAACTCTCTAAAGCCTCCTAAATCATTAGACTCACTATTAAAGACTGCTCCGTAGCCTACTACTACTGGATTCTCTCCGTCCATTCTTAGCTCTAAGTCTTGAACATTAAATGTTCTTACTTCTTTATTTTTCATATCTATAAATTTTTCTTCTTTACCTATTTCTTTTATCTTTCTTTTAGTCCAAGAGAAGCCTACATCTCCGCCCCATAATGCCCAAGCAATACGTCCAGCAGATGGATAACCTTCGTCTCCACTATAAAAGCCTTGACCTTCTTTGTCTACTTCGTGCCTACTAAAATAAGAGTACATTCTTTTTATTGATTTAATACTAAGATTTACTCTGTTCTTAATATCTCTAGCTCTTGCAACTCCTACCTCTGTTCCACCTCTACCAAACTCCTCACGCCATTCTAAGCCTTGTGCAGCTTCGTCAGCCATCTCTTGAGTTGGCTTAGTGTTTATATCCTCTAACGCTCTATCCTCTTCTAATTGTAAAGAACAGATTGCTAACCTTTGGTCATCTTCATACTCCTCTACCATAGTATCATCAGCCATACATCTCTCGATGAACTCCTCGTTAGTTTCGTCTATATTTTTAGTAGGTATCGGCATCTATTCTTTGTCCTCCTCTTCTACGTCTCCAACTGGAGCAAAGTTTAACGGCATAAATAATTGGTCGCCTTCTGGTCCTACTCTATTCAAGTCCTCCATTCGTCTAATCTCATTAATAGACAAAGCACCTATACTAGCCATCTCTCTGTAATAGGTAGCACGTGAGGAACTATCTCCTCTTAGTAAAGCATTAGCATCTAACTTGATAGTAAACGAGCCAAACTCTGTTTCTCTAAATAGCTTTCTGTTAAGCTCTTGCTCTACCATTACCATATAAGGCATAAGAGTAAATCTTACGAAGTCAATACTCAAAGCCTCAATAGATGAATAGTTAGCTGCTTTCTCTAAGTGACCAATCAAAGATAATGGCACTTTAAATATTCTAGCCACTTCTTCAATCTGAAAACGTCTAGTCTCTAAAAGCTGATACTTGTTAGCATCTATGTTAGTTTGTTCAAACGTCATACCCTCCTCTAAGATAGCAGTCTTACCAGCTACAAACGAGCCACTATAGTTTTGATTCCAAGAGTTCTTTAGTCTTGCTACAGCTTCTTTACTTAGTTTGCCTGGATGTTTGATTACTCCACCAACTTGTGCAGAGTTTCCTAGATAACTATTAGCTGTATCATTAGCAGCTATAGAAGTTGCTATTGTAGTGTTTTGTGCTTTCAATACGCTTACTCCCTCACAACCATTAAACGATAAATTGAAAAAGTGTAACATATCTTCTTTCATTACTCCAATCTCATAGTCTTTGATGTCGTAATAGATTTGTCCTTCGTGCTTAATTACCTTAACGTCTTGTGGATTAATAGGTATTAATGCTACTGGTCTAGCGTTGCTATCTCTCTCAATATAAAAATACGCATTCCCCTCTAGCAATAAGTTAGTCATAAGAGTATCTAGGAATGTGTATGGTGTCATATACTCGTTAGGATTACGAGCTAGTAGTCGGTAGATTGGATGGCTAACGTCAGTTATTTTGTCGTCATCTTCCTCGACTCTGTAAACTTTTATAGGTAGACTAGCTATTGATTCGCTGATAACTCTTACACACGCAAAGACTGCGCTAAATGTTAATGATGTATCTCTAGTAACTGCTGTTCTGTTGGCTGCACCATATCCACCAAAAACTGCTTTTAAGAAGTTATCTCCTCTCTTCTCAGAACGGAGGAAGTCAAATAGTCCCATAAATAATTTGTAATTACTTTACAAAGATAAGAGAAATCGCAAAAGTGGACGACTAAATCCAGACTATTCCTCTGTCATCATAAGTTGAATTGTCGCTACTATCATCATTCATATAACATCCTAGAGCCATAACAAGCGCAACCATTCCGTCAATCTTTTCGCTTGACTTACTCTTATCCATTTTAATGTTTCCAGCTGGGTCTGTTTTCATAGCTAAGTTAGAACACATCCAACGAAGTACTTTGTTACCAGCGTGATTAATCTGTTTGCCTAGTACGAGCTTCTCAAGTTCTTTAGTTGGTGCTGACATACTAGCAAAGCCTTGCCCATAGCTTTCCATAGGCAATCCGTCCTCTGTCAAGTCTATAACTAATTGGCTAGAGTTCCATCTATCGTAGGCAATAGACTTAATGTTTACAACCTCAGCAACTTCTTTAATTTTTTTCTTGATGTAATTGTAATCGGTGACATCGCCCTCTGTGAGTTCAAGTAGATTCTCCTTAGACCAACCTATATAATCTACTTGGTCTCTTCTACTTCTTATAAAAGCATTTTCTTTAGGAGCAAAGAAGTAAGGGATTACCGTAAACCTATCATCCTCTGGAATGATTAAAACAAAAGCAGAAACATCTCGAACACTAGCTAAGTCAAGTCCAGCGTAAGCTGTCATCCCTTTGTAATCCTCTAAGTTGATTGGAGCTTTATTACATTCCATCCATTGTTGGTCTGATAGCCATTTACTAGCTGATGACATCCATTGGTTCAGATGTAACATTCTAAAAGTATTCTCATAGCTTGGTAGCTTAATAGCTTTCTCTTGTTCTCTTTTAAGATAGTCTAATTTAACTACTCCAGTTTCTATTCCAGGATTAGCTATCCTTAATGCTTCCTCTGTAGTCCAATCAGTTTCTAAATCGCAGAAATACTTAACGTAGTAAAATGAATCGTCTTGTATTATTCCCTCAGATACTTTACGACCATACTCCTCTGTCTTGTAGCATATAGACTCACGATTGTAACCAGCAGTAGTAATGGCTATTGTCATTGGCTGTCTCCTACTACCTACCGATGTAGTCAAGGCATCCCATAGGCTTGAGTCTTTCTGGACAAAGAACTCATCCATACAAATAAAACTAGCGTTGTATCCAAACTTACTAGAAGCCTCAGAACTGATAGCCTTAAAAGCTGAGTTGCTTTTCTCGTGGATTATAGAGTTCTTAAATACTTTAAGATTCTTGTTTAATTGACTATCTGCTCTAACCATTCCACTAGCTACGTCAAATATAATACCAGCTTGTTGTCTATCTCCAGCAGCAATGTAACACTCAGCACTAGGCTCTCCATCGGCTAATAACATATATAAAGCTATTGCACTTATCAACGTAGACTTACCATTCTTTCTTGGTAGACAAATGTAAGCAGTTCTAAATCTTCTAAGTCCAGTATCTCTATACTTCCAACCGAACAAGTCTCTTACTATAACTTTTTGAAATGGCTCTAACTTAAATGGCATTCCTCCTAGCTCTCCTTTAATGTGCTTAATGTGATTCTCTATAAAGTAAACACATCTATCGGCTGCCTTGTCATCAAAGTAAAAAGTCTTATCCTCTTTAAGTTTCATTAGAATAGACTTGTTTGTTTTAAATGTTCTGAACATCTAGCGTTAGCCATCTCTACATATTTTGGCTCTATGTCAAAGCCTATAAACTCTCTATCTTCTTTGGCTGCCATAGCACATTCTGTACCACTACCAGCAAAAGGAACTAAAACCAAATCGCCTTTCCTTGAGCAAGTTTGTATTAAAGCTCGTGTTAAAGTTTCTGGTTTTTTAGTGTCGTGTTTATATTTTCTTGTTATATGACTTTCTTGACTAAACTCTAAAACTTCTTCAAACTTATGTGGATTGTAAAAAAATCTTCTATACTCATTTTCCCATATTTTTTTATTAGATGTATATTCATCTAAAAGTTTTTGATAATTATTTTTTATTTTTAAAAAATCAGTTATAGTTTTAAAAACTATTTCTGATGGTATTGATTTTCCTAATTCCCACGAGGATAATTGTGCATTAGCACTATTAATATTTTTAAAATGTTTTTTTATAATTTCAGCTAAATGATTCCTTTTTATTTTTTTTGATATATTTTCAAAAAAGATTTTAAAAGGATTTTTATTAAAAACATATATTCTTTCACTCGCCTCTCTTCCTTTGTCTATTTCATCTATATCATTAGTATACATTAAAATCCTTTCATTGTGTGTATTAAAAGAACGAGCTAAATCTGGAGAATAGTATTGGTATTGCATACTATCTTTTTTTCTCCAAACTAAACTATTTTCTAAATTAAAATATTTGTCAAATATTATTTGAGAGTAAGCTATTTTTTTTTTATCTCCATACCAAAACAAAGTACCGTTATCGGCTAAAACTCTTTTACATTCTATTGCCCACTTCTCAACATCTTTTAAATAATCGTCAAAGCTATTCCAAACAAAATCAAAATCTCCCTTAACTTCAAAGTAAGGAGGGTCGGCAATAATTAATTGCACCGACTTATCTTCTAGTTGGTTAGTAGTCCAATCTCCTAAGTGTACTTTATTAATCATTAGTCAAAGAAATTAAAATCGTCAGTCCTTTCCTCATCTTGGTCTGGCATACTAAGGGATGCTCTGCTGCTTGGAGTGAAACCAAATTGCGTAGCAATTTTCATTGCATTCTGTAAAGCGTTTTGCATTACCTTGTACTTAGGAGAAATCTTACTAGACCTCAATCGGCCATCTTTGTCTACAGTCTGCTCTGTAAAATTACCTTGTAACTCTTGAGCTATCTCTCTATAGATTCCTATTTCATTACAGTACGCTGCTAAGATTGATAGGTCAGTTAGATGCAACATCTTTATATTGGCTAGTTCGTTAGTTACTAAATGCCATTCGTCTGCACCTTGTTGATTAAGGAAGGAGGGAGCTTGAGGCATACTAACAACTGCCGTTGTCTCCTTCTCGTTTCCCACCAGCCGAGATTTTTCTAGCGTACCTT